GCTGGTAATAAGGTGGCACAACACTACGCGCTAAGCGGTTATCGTAGCTTTCGTCCAGCTCGCGTGGCTCCTGCGGCAGGTAGCGGCGATGCTTCCGCCGCATACCATAAGTGCCTTGCAGTAGATCCTCAATCAGGATCCAATGCGGCTCCTGCGCATACCACGCGGAATTAGGATCCCCAACCTGCGCAACGCGCCGTTCGGTGACTTTGCGATCGTAGGCGGCTGGGGTGCTATACATCAGCGGTTAATCAGTGTCTTTACTTTAGGGTCATTCTGCATCCTCTTCCTCTTCTTCGTCAGCCAGCATATCAAAGGCCAGGCGCTGCTTTACCAGCTCCAGGGCACCAAGAACCTCAATGGCGGTAACATCTTCAAGGCTACCGATCAGATCATCAAGTGCAGTCAGGAAGTCTTCCATGGGTTTGGATGTAGACGGCATCAGTATACCCTAACGCCAGTGCCCCGTCCAGCCCCAGCGTGCAGCGGGTTGAACTCACGCCATACCAAGTATCCGATAGCGTCGTTCATGTGGTCATAACCGCCATCTTTATCGGGTTCACCGCGTTCGCTGTAGCTTTGAAGCTCCAGGCATTCGATCAACTTACGGCAACTGTGGTCAATGTGTAGACGGATCTCACCTTTACCATTTTCCATCAATGCTTGCATTGCTGCCACACGATCACGCACGGGCGGGTTAGCGCGTGGTGATTGGTTCGACATGCCGTAGGACTCTAGGATTGCAATATCGGTTTGGCTTGCGTTGGTACTACGATTGCCGCCGCTTGCGTCTGGGTACATGTAAATACGATGGTCGGGGTAACGTGCCTTGATCGTTTGAGCTAAGGCATCAGTATCATGCGCACCGCTGATCTCATCAAATACATGTAGCGTCTTGCCATTACGGTAAGCGATCACGGCAGACATATTGCCTACGTTAAAGTCAACGCCGATACGGAGCGGTTCACGATATGATGGCGCCTCGATTGCAGTTACATGCTTTGCGCGATCGAAGCGATCATATACTTGGCCTGTGGTGAGGTTGACAAATTCACCATCAAGATATGCCTTGAGTAGTTGCGGGTCATAGTTTGCTTCAAGGCGTTCGATGAAGTCTGCCGGCAGGTATGGATTATCTTGCGTGCGCATCCTGATAAGCCGCCGATCATTGCGGCCTTTGCCATCTTCACTGGCAAATGTTTGCCACATCCACCTAAAACCTTCTGGTGTTGATGCAGCAGCAAACTGGCGTATGTTACCGGCACGTAAACGACCAAGGATCTTTGGAAATGCTTTGTTTGCAATTGCAGGCGCAACGGTGTCTATTTCATCAGTAAGTATCCATGCAGCATTGATGCCAATAATCCTCTGCCAATTCTCAAAGCTGCGGCAAAGGATCTTAGTATCACCGCCAGGCAGATGCAGCATGTATTCAGGTAATGGCGATGCCCTAAACGTATATGGTATGTCGTATGCTTCTAGGAAATCATCAAAGTCGCTTTGCCAAATATCACGAATCAATGGGCCTGTAGGCTCCATTACAACGCCAATAAACCCCTGATTAACAGCAGCAAGATGGACGGCCTTAGCGCATAAGGCGCGTGTTTTACCTGCGCCATAACCAGCACTAACGCCAAGTATGCTTGATGTTTGGTCATCAACGAAAGCAAGCTGGCCAGGATGCAAATCCTCGCGGATACGTGCCAACAGGCTACTTACGTCGATGCTTTCATCACTGTGGCCAAACTGCTGTAATACATTGCCTGCCCTTGCAGTAGCAAGAATACTCACGAACAAATCTGCGCTAGCTTTGCAGCAGTATTGATCGCACCCAATGCAATATGCAACTGGCCAGCGGCTCTAGCTTCTTGCTGTAGCGTTGCACATTGACTAAGCAAATCAGCCACCATTTGCGGGCGTTCTAAGTCCCAATCTGCTTTGAGCATTTCACGCGCAACAACTAAGTATTGATCGCAACTACGCGCACCAACCCCCCAGTGTTCCGAAGCATATTGAATGCAGTCTGATCTACGGCCACCATTAGCGATGATCCGCGCAAGCTGATTTGCGCGTTCAATCGTTTCCTGTTTGGTGCCTCGGGGTGCTGCCATAAATAGATGCTAGCAAAAGCCCCCAACAAATGTCAGGGGCCGATGGTATCAGAGTTTACTGATTGCCACGATGCCTTCCTCGGCATCGACCTCAACAGCGAACTTATCGCCAGGTGCTAGGCCAAGCTGACTGGTGTAACCACCGGACAGGATGGCGTTACCGTTTTTCTGGATGGTGCCTTCGTAGGAGAGGGCACGGCCAGATTTCGGTGCTTTGACGACTTTAAGGCCATAGGCCTCAAGAAGTCCAGAACGCAGTGCGGCAATTTTAGGTTTGCCTTCTGCGGTGACGTACCCGGTTGCTGCTGCCAGTTCGGGTTCAGATACTTCGCCAAGGATTTTGACTTGTGCGAGCAGTTCAGAGCCTGTGAGTGCCATGTATGTGGTTGTGACCGTTGGAATCATACACGAACCTGTACGGGCATGACAAGGTAAAGCTGACCGTCGATACCTACTGGCGACATGATGACAGGTGTTGTAGGCGTGTTGGCTTGGATTTGAACCTTGGCGCCGTCTAGATGCTTGAGGCCATCGACCAGGTAACGGACATTGAAGCCAGCATCAGGGAATGAGCCGGAGCACGTAAGTTTTTCAGCACCGCTGCTGGCTTCTGAATAAGCGACGATCGATAGGGTTTTGTTTTTGACCCAAAGCCTTACCACATCGGAGTTAATGATGGCAATACGCTCTAGGGCTGCGATCAGTGCGATGCGATCAGCGGTGATGGTGTGCTTGAAGGTGTCAGGCACCAGCTTTGCTACGGCTGGGTACGCACCTGCGAGGGTACGTGAGGTGATGGTGACGCCATCGGCAATGATGATCGCCTGGCTGCTGGATGCGGCAAGCGTGACCGTAGGAGCATCAAGACGCTGGATAGCGGAGATGCTACGTGTCGGCAGGATGATGTCGATGGCACCATCGGCTGGCTGGGTGCGGGTGACCATGCGATGACCGTCGGTTGCCTCGATGCGCATGGTGCCGGCTTCTACGGCAACGTGCAGGCCGCAGATGACGCCTTTGGCCTCGTCGGTGGATGCAGCAGCCAAAGCGGCACGCATGGGCTCCACAAGGGCCACGGAGACCGCTCCAGCGGTATCGACGACCGGAAGGGCGGGGAAGTCGTCTGCATCATGCCCAGCGAGCTGGTAGGAGCCTGTTGCGCTTGACAGGCTGACGGCAGTGCCATCAGCGGTCAAGAGCAAGGCGGCATCGTTGTCTAAGCGACCAACGATCTCAGATAGGACGCGGTATGGGACGGCGATGGATCCTGCGGTTTCAACTGACGCGAGAGTTGTGGTTGAGATGCCGAGCTCTAGGTCGAAGGCTGAAACGCGCAGATGGCCATCAGCCATGGCGTCGATCAGGACATTGGCAAGAATCGGATGGGTCTTGCCATTGGATACAGCGCGACCGACGACCTTAAGCGCGTGGTTGAGATCGGACTGAGCGGTGATGAATTTCATGATGCGGCTTCGGTTAGGGCGGTGATGATGGCGCTGTAATCGGCGTCGAAGCTGGCGACCAGTTCGGCGGGAATGGGGATGCCTTCGTCCTGTGCGTTATCACGGATGGCGTTAGCGGTTGCCAGCGCCAAGGTCATGGCGTCATGAAGACGGTTGATGACGGGCGACTGCCTGGCTGTGATGCGAATCAAGTCTGGTGATGACATACGCGGTTAATAACTCAACATGCTGCCTCGGGACAACACCACCCATGAAGGCAGCGGCATCAGAGACAAGGGCATGGTATGCGGTTGGTGTCAACCCATAAAGCCCCTGTTCATAATCCGCAACAATTGCCCGCTGCCGGATCAATGCCGAGCGGTTGGTACCTGCCGCTGCCGCCTGCCGGTCGATCAGGTCCAGATCCTGTCTCTCCAGTCTCACTTTGATCTCAACCAATTTGGATGCGTGCCAGTCATACCAGTGTATCTCATCGAGTCCCAACATGCAAATACATCTACCCCGAAGGCAAATTGCAGCCCAGATCCCTTGGTATGACTCAAACGAAGGCAAAACACCCAAATGCCCTACTCTTCCTTATATGCATTATGTATCCCCTTGATACCGTTTCTCTTTTCTTACTTGACTTGACTTGAGAGAAAAAAGAGAAAATGAGTAATAGCAAGGGGTTTGGGATGTTTTTTGCCTTCGATTTGGCTGCATTTGCCTTCGATTTGCCTTCGATTTGCCTTCGGTCAGGCCATGGACAGCCCTGAGAGCCGCTTTACGCGCAGGATCGGGTCCATCTGAACGGTGAGTTCAGGCCATAGGGATTGGAGCCTGCCGACCAGCAACCGAGCCGCCTTGACCGGTGGATCATTGACTGGGGACAGCACCCAACGACCATCCACTAGATAGCCTTCGGCCTCGTACCACCCCTGGAGCCGCTCCCATACGGCCTTGAGCGGCACGCTGTGACCATCGCCAGCCCATTGCAGCTCAGCGGCATCACAGAACTCCCATAGGTGGCAACTGGAGCGGCGTACGGCATCCATGGCGGCATGGCCGGTGCTGTAGTCGATGCCGTAACCAACGGCAAGTTGCATACCTTCCAGCAACCAATTCAGGAAGGCAGGGCATATGTAACGCCGGATGAAATCAGGATCATCTTTTAAACGTGGGTCAGCTTGAAGATGGGTTGGTTTTGTAGGTTTTGGCAGGAAGGTTTTACGAAACTTAAATACATGAAAACGGGTCTCGATTGCTACCTGTTCACCCGATAGCGATGGGTCTTTGTTGAGGTTAAAAACAAACAATGAGGACGGTACAAATTGCGACTCCTGCACGCCTTTAAGTTCGTAAGATAACTCTTCTCCTGATATGGCGGCCTTCAGTGATTGCAGGTTGTCGATGTGAACAAACTGTGAATTTTCACTCGACCAGTTAACGGATGCACCGCGCAACGGTGCGATAGGAAACTTACGGCCTTGATCGTATTGGCGGAAGTCTGCTAATGAACAGGACGTAAAATTACGGGCGCCGAGTGTATCGCGCAATGCGGTACGGATGGTGTCCTTACCATTGCTGCCTTCACCGATCATCAGAACGGCGCGAGGTCTACCACGTGTGGCGCGGTAATGGGCAAGGTCAAGACCACTACCAAGGATGCGTTGGATCGTGTCAAGGTCAGTGCTGTCTACGGCCTCTAGCAGCCGCCACATGTGTTCGGGATTTGCTTCAGGGTCATAGTCGTACTCTGTGATATAGGTAAAAAACAGGTCTGGTGAGTGCGGCTCGAATCTGGTATGGATGTCCCTGCCACTCCATTCCCATGAGACGATGCCATTGCGGCAGTTGATGGCGTTGCGAGGGTTGACGTCAACAGGCGATAGGTTGCGGCGTATCCAGGAGAGGGCTTCATCGACGTATCTAGGCCGGCGCCATGGATGGGAGCGGTTGCCGTGCTGGTCTTCAACAAATAACTGCGACAGGAAGGCGGCCACTAATGGCGCAAGTTCTTGGTCGGTGCGTGCTTCGTAATGCGTGCCGCACCAATGATGGAGCACGCCTTCGACTTCGATCCAGCGATCGGCTGGGTATTTGAACAGGTGCCGCAGGGTCAGGTCAAGCCATTCGGTATCGGTCTTGCTGACCAGCCGGCAGTTGAGGGCTTCCACCTCCACGCCTACACCACCACTGACAGCAACAGCAGCAGGCCGCGGCGCCAGTTGCGGTGGCCGCCAACCGTGATGCTTCGCCCAATACCAGAAGGTTCCTTCGGTGATTTGGTCACCACCTGAGCGTGCTACCTGCGGCGCCTCGGCAAATAGCGGGCTATGCCGCTGCATCATTGCAACGGCTTGATCTGGATCACCGACGACCTTGATTAGGCTCCACAGCAGGTTGCGGTAAAACGGATATTGCTTTTGGTTTGGGATGGCTGATGGTATGGCATCAAGCGCATCGCGGATGTCGTCGATGGTGCGCGGCGCGTGTTCGGTATGACGCGCTGCCTGCTGCTGATGGTGGTAATGCTCTTCATCTGGCAGGCAGGCTTCGATGTCGGCAATTGAGTAGCGGATGCCTGATGCGGTGACGACTGAGCACAAGGCGCCGAGCTCACCAGCGCCGTTGGCGTGGTAAGTACCTGGCAACCGCATGACGCGAGATGGATTCTTGATGGTGCGATCGGAATCGCAGAAATCAATCAACCGCTGCTGGACGATCGCCCAATGGGATGGTGTGATCAGATCAGTCAGGAGCCAGTAGGTATGTATCGACTTGCCGCCGGTATCAACTTGGATCGATGGCTCGGGCAGCCCGAGATCTTGCCATGCGGTTAGCTGCCATTCACGGGGGCGGTCATCCCATTCAACAAAGAACGCACGGCAGGCGGTGATGGTGGCATCAGTGTCGCCGCCGTCGTTGATGACGACATAAACGCCGCGGCCATCGGACTGCCATTGCTCGATCGCTGACCGTGATGGGCCACCTTTACGGCCTGCATCACCTGCTTTCTTGGGGTTCTTGGCATGGTAGAAGGCACGCAGCCTGATGGTGCCGGGGGGTTTGCCTAGTAGGGAAAGGAACCGCTGCGCCTCTGTGAAGTCAACGCTTTGCATCAGATTCCATGGCACGCAGTAAATGGTCACGGATCACGGCACCAATGCCGTAGCCGTATCTCACCTGAGACTCAAGCCAACGCCTGAGGTCTGGCGGGATGGTGATACTGGTCGATCGCGTCGGCGCCATGCGCTCCACTGGAGGGGGTTGCCAGATCCTAGCAGGGTCTGCTAGCTTGGGCGAGCCGCTACCTGGCGGCAGACGTACGACACCTTGCTTATGGATGACAGTTACCAAGATTTCCTAGACCAGAAGCTGCACACTGGCGCAGCCCATGGTTTTGAGCCTATTTGGCTGCCGCCGCAGTTATTTGATTTTCAGCAATCGCTTGTAACGTGGGCGATCCGTAAAGGTCGAGCCGCAATTTTTGCGGATTGCGGATTAGGTAAAACTGCTATGCAGCTTACATGGGCTGAAAACGTAGCGCGACACTCTGGCAAGCCGGTCTTAATTCTGACGCCATTAGCAGTGGCAGCTCAGACCATTCGCGAGGGTGAAAAGTTTGGCATCGAGTGTCACCGCTCCAGCGATGGAACGGTCAAGGGTCGGATCGTAATTACCAATTACGAACGGCTGGAACATTTTAATCCAGCAGACTTTGCCGGCGTAGTGTGCGATGAGTCAAGCATCCTCAAGTCATTTGACGGTGCCCGCCGAAATGAGATTACCGATTTCATGCGTAAGGTGCCGTACCGGTTGCTAGCTACTGCTACCGCTGCACCAAATGACTTTATCGAGCTTGGCACTAGCTCCGAGGCCCTTGGCTACATGGGCCACATGGATATGCTGGCGCGTTTCTTCAAAAACGACCAGAACAACCTGACCAGCCGCCGTATGTATGGCGAGGCTCCCAAATGGCGATTCAAGGGTCACGCTGAGCAACCGTTTTGGCGGTGGGTTACTAGCTGGGCTAGAGCTTGTCGGCAGCCGTCAGATCTGGGCTTTGATGATGGCCGATTTACATTGCCGCCGCTGAACGAGATCGACCATCTGATCAAAACCAGCACCATCCCAGAAGGAATGCTTTTTGCGTTGCCTGCAACTGATTTGCGCGAGCAACGCGCCGAAAAGAAGCGCACCGTAAAAGAACGCTGCGAGCAAGTTGCCAGCATGGTTGCCGATACCGGCCAGCCTGCGCTTGTATGGTGCCACCTTAATGAGGAAGGCGACCTACTTCAACAGTTAATTCCTGATGCCATTCAAGTATCAGGCAAAGACAAAGACGAAACCAAGGAGCGCCGATTGATTGACTTTGCGGAAGGCCGGTCAAGAGTTTTGATTACAAAGCCTAAGATCGGTGCATGGGGGTTGAACTTTCAAGTATGCAGCCACATTACATATTTTCCATCCCATAGCTTTGAGCAGTATTATCAATCGGTTCGGCGTTGCTGGCGATTTGGGCAGAAGCGACCCGTAACTGTTGACATCATCTTGACCGAAGGTGAACGTCGCATTATGGAAAACCTGCAACGCAAACGCGGGCAGGCTGAACAAATGTTTGGCAATCTTGTTGCCGAAATGAATCACTCGCTGGACATCCAGCGCAAAGAGTACAACACCACACCAATCGAGGTTCCCTCATGGCTATGATCACCGACCGCTACGCAATTTACAACGGCGACTGCATTGAGGTAATGCAAAGCCTGCCTACAGCTTCCGTGCATTTCTCAATCTACTCACCGCCTTTTGCTGGATTGTATGTCTACAGCTCAAATGAGCGTGACATCAGCAACTGCAAAGACTACGATCAGTTTATGAATCATTATGGCTTTGTTGTAAAAGACTTGCATCGGTTAACACTACCAGGCCGGTTGACTGCTGTTCATTGTACCGACATTTCAAGCGGCAACAGCGGCAAGGATTCATTGATTGATTTGCCGGGCAAGATTATTGAATTACATCAGCAACATGGCTGGCATTTTGTAGCACGTCATACGATATGGAAAGAGCCTCTATGGGTTCGCAACCGGACAATGGTAAAGAGCTTAGCCCATAAAACAATTGTTGATGATGGCGCCTACGCTGGTGTGGCATCTGCTGATTACTTGTTGATTTTTAGGCGCAGTGGAGAAAATACTATTCCAGTTGCACACCCTACTGGGCTAGATCATTACGCTGGCGAATGCCCGATCCCAAGCGAATTGCACAAATATAAAGGGTGGACTGGTAAGCAAACAGAAAACCGTTTCAGCCATTGGATTTGGCGGCGGTATGCGTCATCCATTTGGGACGACATCAATATGGGCCGGGTGCTTCCTTTTCGCGATGGCAAAGATCCTGACGATGAAAAGCATGTGCATCCGTTACAACTTGATGTGATCGACCGTGCCATATGCTTGCGCTCCAACCCTGGCGAAACGGTGTTGACTCCATTCATGGGCGTTGGCAGTGAGGTTTATGGTGCGGTGCAATTAGGCCGCCGTGGTATTGGTATTGAGTTGAAGGAATCGTATTACAAGCAAGCGATAAAAAATATGGAAATAGCAGTAGAAGACACCCGAGCGCCTGATCAGACTGAATTGTTTGATGTTGAGGGTATGGACTGATGAACCTCCGCCCATACCAAACCCAGCTTTTAGACCAGATCCGCCAGTCAATGCGGCGTCACCGTAGGGTGTGCGCCGTAATGCCGACAGGTGCCGGTAAGTCTGTTGTGATCGCTGCGATCATCCATGCAGCGGCTGCTAAAGGTCGCCGTGTGCTGCTGCTGGCGCATCGTCGGCGGCTGATCAACCAGCTAAGCCGTACGGTAGACAGTTGGGGCATTGAGCATGACGTGATTGTGCCAGGCCGGCACCAACGTGGCCATGGTGTTGCCGTAGGCAGCGTGCAGACGGTCGTTCGGCGGCTAGATAAGTTGCAGCCGCCGGATCTGATCATCATCGACGAAGCGCATCACCTAACCCGCGATAACCAGTGGGGGCAGGTGGTAGGTCACTGGCCTGATGCGTACCTGATCGGCAAGACCGCCAGCCCGCAACGTCTTGATGGCCGCGGCCTAGGCGAGGTGTTTGATGACTTGGTGATCGGGCCTACGCCGCAGTGGTTGACGGATGAAGGCTTCTTGGCTAAGGCGCGGATCTTTTGCCCGCCTACCACAATGGATGCAAGCAAGCTGCGTAAGGTGCGCGGTGAGTTTGACATGCGCGAGGCGGCAGCAGCATTAGAGCAAGCCAAGATTCATGGCGATGCAGTTGAGCACTACTTGAAGATCGTGGCGCCAGGTACGGCATTGGTGTCATGCGTAAGCGTTGAGTTTGCTGATGCGATGGCGGCGCGGTTCAATGCAGCAGGCATTTCGGCACGGGCGATCACTGGCGGTTGCGGTGAGGATGACCAAGAACAGATCTTTAGCGACCTTGGCAAGGGGATCATCAAGGTAGTGACCTACTGCGAAATGCTGAGCGAAGGCGTTGATGTACCGAGCATCAATGCAGCAATCCTGCTGCGACCTACAGCATCAGTGACGATGTACCTACAGCAGGTCGGCCGGTGCCTCAGGCCAAAGGCTGATGGCTCGGCGGCAATTATTCTCGATCACGTCGGCAACGTAGAACGTCACGGCCTACCGACTGAGGAACGCAACTGGACGCTAGAAGGCCGCGATAAACGCAAACGCGATGCAGCACCAAGCGTGCGCATGTGCCCAAGGTGCTTTGCTGCAAATGCAACCACCGCAAAGCAGTGCGGCGAATGCGGCCATGAGTTCACCACTGAGGCACGGGAGCTAGAGGAGGCCAGCGGTGAGTTGGTGGAGATCACCGCGGAGCTGCGCCGTAAACGCGCTGAGGTAGGCGGCGCCCGCAGCATGGAGGATCTGCTGCGCCTCGAACGGCAACGCGGCTACAAACCAGGCTGGGCAAAGCATATTATGGCTGCACGGCAAGCTAGGAGGGTGGGCTAGTGCGTGTGCTGGTTGCTTGCGAATACAGCGGCAGAGTACGCGATGCCTTTCGCCGTCACGGACATGACGCATGGAGTTGCGACCTGCTGGAATGCGAATCCGACCCGCGCTGGCACTATCAGGCACCTGTGGAGGATCTGCTGGCTAATGGCTGGGATCTAATGATCGCGCACCCGCCCTGCACTCACCTTGCCGTCAGCGGAAGCAGGCACTTCCATCGCAAGCAACGCGAACAAGCCGAAGCTTTAGATTTTGTTCGACTCCTCATGGCAGCACCAATTGAGCGTTGGTGCATTGAAAATCCCGTCAGCGTCATCAGCTCAGCCATTACCCCCCCCAACAGATTATTCAGCCTTGGCAATTTGGCCATGGTGAAGTGAAGGCCACTTGCCTTTGGCTCAAGAATCTGCCATCACTCAAACCAACGCAGGTGGTGGAAGGCCGTGAAGCCAAGGTGCATCGGATGCCACCTGGGCCTAATCGCTGGAAGGATCGCAGCCGCACCTATCAAGGCATTGCTGATGCCATGGGGCTGCAATGGGGCAGCAGTAAGCTGCCGCCAGTAGTCGAGCAGCTATGTCTGAGCAGCACATCCAACAGCACATTCGCCTAGCCTGCTCGACCGGCCCGGTGCGCTTGTTCCGCAATAACACCGGAGTGCTCAAGGACCAGCATGGCCGCCCGGTCAGCTTTGGCCTTTGCAAGGGCAGCGCGGATCTGATCGGCTGGACAACGCGCACGATCACCGCCGATATGGTCGGCCAGCAGGTTGCGGTGTTTACCAGCATTGAGGTCAAGACGCCTACTGGCCGCCTGACACCAGAGCAGCGGCAGTGGCTGGCAGCAGTCGAGACCGCAGGCGGCATCGCTGGTGTGGCGCGGTCTGTGGCTGATGCCGAGGGATTGCTACGAAATGTCACAGCCACCCTTTGATACTGGGAGCAGTGCCTGTAGGATATGGGGACAGGAGGCGAGAACTTCCACCCCACACCGAGAGCAACCATGGCACTGACACGCGCCCACGCTTTCATCGAATACAAAGTGACCATGGCACCCGCCGACCGCGCTTGGGACACAATCGTGATTGAACGCTTCAACGGTGACTACGCCGAGCGCGATGCCATGCGCCTCGCATCATCCCTCACCGGCATCGAGAACGCCATCGTCAACGTTTCCTGCGCTCAGTGCTGGTGATCCACGCGGCCCGCCAGAGCCGCACCCAATCTGGCAATTCACCCCACACCGAGAGCAAATGACCAACATCACCGCCGCCAGCACCAAAGCCGACATCATCACGGCAGCCATGGAGATTACCGACAGCCAACAGGCCAAGATCGACCAGCTACAGCAACGGCAAGTGATCCTATTTGGATTGGTTGCATTGCTCAGCATCATCAACCTACTCGGCTGATACAACTGAGGGCGTGTCAACCCTCAACTAATCACCATGAAAACACTCGTCTTTATCTTTGTTGCAACTGGTCTGTTCTACATCACAACAAACAAAACACTGTCTCAAATGACCGAAACAGATTGCAAGGCTGGCATCATCGCAGCGTGCCAGCGATGAAACAACTTGCCACATCCGCATGTTTTAATTGCAAGTATTGGAGCGATCGTAGTTCCATTACCGAAAAGTCATGGGCTTCCTGCCTTAGGTATGCGCCGCGCCCCCAAACCGTTACCGATTGCAATGACATTAAATGGCCGATGACTTGGGGTGAAGGTTGGTGCGGCGAATGGGAGGCAAGGTCATGACCCTATCCAACGAGGAATACCACGCCGACCCAGCAGTAAGTGCCAGTCACCTGCACGCTATTGCAAAAAGCCCGCAACATTACTGGAGCCGTTACCTTGACCCGCAACGCCAGCCGGTAGAACCTACCGCTGCAATGCGTCTCGGTAGTTTGGTGCATTGCGCTGTGCTGGAACCTGATGAACTGCATAAGCGTTATGCCGTCTGCCTGCCGCGTAATACCAAAGCAGGCAAAGAGATGGCGCTGGAGCTTGATGCAAAGGGCATCGAGGCAGTCACGGGATCCGATATGGATCTGGCGCTAGCAATGGCCGTATCAGTTCGCAGCCATCCGGTTGCCGCTGAACTGCTATCTGTTGGTCTTGCCGAACAAAGCGTTTGGTGGGATGATTCTGTAACCGGCTTGCGGTGTAAGTGCCGCCCGGATTGGATCAATGGGTTAACGATCGTTGACCTAAAGACCACAACAGACGCCAGCCCTGATGGTTTTGCGCGATCCGTTGCGCAGTACCGCTACCACGTGCAGCAGGCGCATTACTTGCAATCGCATATTGCGGATCGGTTTATCTTCCTTGCGGTAGAGAAGACCTATCCCTATTGCGTTGCCACGTACGAGCTTGATGCTGATGCTGTTGCAGTTGGTGAACAGTTGCGACAAAGCAACCTGCAAGCAATTGCTAACTGCAAGGATGCACAAGCCTGGCCCGGTTACACCGACCAGATCCAAACGCTTAGCCTTCCCCGCTGGGCGCAACACACACCCGAGCTGGCCTTGTCGCCAGATGACTTCTAATGAGCAACCTAACCACCTGGACACCAGAGCAAACGCAACTGATCAGCAGCACCATTGCACCGGGTTGCAGCGGTGATGAGCTGAAGCTATTTGCCTATGCCTGCCAACGCACTGGCTTAGATCCGTTCAGCAAGCAGATCTACGCCATCAAGCGTGCTGGAAAGATGACCATCCAAGCCGGCATCGACGGCCTGCGTGCTATCGCGGAACGCACCGGTCAGCTTGATGGCTCTGAGACGTACTGGTGTGGCGCTGATGGCGCATGGCAGGATGTATGGCTTGCTGATAAACCGCCGGCTGCCGCTAAGACCATCATCTACCGCAAAGGCAGCAGCCATGCGTTCATCGGTGTGGCACGGTTTGCGGATTACAACGCCGGCCAAGGCCTATGGTCCAAGATGCCAGCCGCGATGATCGCCAAATGCTCCGAAGCACTGGCGCTGCGTAAGGCATTCCCCGCCAACCTTTCGGGCGTCTACACCACCGACGAAATGGAGCAGGCGGAAGAGGTCACAGTGACACCCGTGGCCGCCCCTAAGGCTGCTCTGCCTGCCGCTGCGCCTAAAGGCACTAGCGCCACGTTTACCGCCGGCAAGGCCGCCATAGCGAAGGCTCAGACGTTGGACGAGTTGGCTGCGATACCAGCTAAGATGCAGGCTCGTTTGGCTGCGGGTGACATCACCCAAGACCAACACGATCAACTGCTAGCCCTAATGGTGGAACGCGAGTCTGCCATCACCGACCTTTTTGAGGATTGATCCATGAGCCTTTACGCATCCGGTGTTGTTCGCATCATCAGCGACCCACAACTGAAATCATTCGACAGCGGTAATGTTGTCGTCAACTTTGCTGGTGGTATAACCGAAGGTAAGGATAAAGATGGCAACTATATCAACAATGCCATTGATGTAGAAATCTGGGGTAAAAGCGCCGAGATTGTTTATGACAAACTCAAGAAAGGTGACAGCTTATTTGTTACCGGCAACATTCGCCGTAATGAATGGATGGATAAGGACAGCGGTACAAAACGCAGCAAGCATTCCATGTCAGTTGCGCGGTTTGAGTTCCTGCCGCGTCCTAAAATGGATGAGGCACACGATGCGTTCTAATGGATTACGAATCTATTTTTATTGAATGGTGGAAGCAATCCTATCCGTTCAACCCTGGCGCCCATGCAATAATGACGCATACGGCATTCGCTAAATACGTCTTATGCTTATCGGATGCCCGGAATGCCCAAAGTGTAAAACAAGATACAACGAAGTAATCTTGCGCAAGCCAACAACTGACGGTGATTTTATTCGTCGCCGTCATTGTTTGGATTGCGGCCATCGATGGTACACGCTGCAAACAGCAGAAACGCTAATCGAAGGCCACACGCTTCAATGGTCGAAGCTCACCCGTACCTACACCATCAATGAAACCCCATCAACTTGACCAGCAACGCTCCATCATGATGGATGCGCTGTACGCCAAAAGTGGCCGTACATGCAGCACTTACACCGGACTGTGGCAGGAGTTCTGCTCTGACATCGGTCCCAACTTCCGTGATGCCGACTACGAGCAGCTCCATGCTGACGTGTGCCAGGCGATGGATGACACCGGTTCAGTGATGACCGCCAAGCAAGCGCATCAGGCGATCGCCACCTGCCGCCGCCACCTGCTGGGGAAGTGGGCATGAGGACACTTCTGCTACTGCTGGCCATACTCACCGCACCGGCCCAGGCCAGGACCGTCACGGCCACGGTCTATGACGCTTGGTACAACGGACGCGCTAATGCTTGCGGTGGCACCTATCGCCACTGGGGCTTGTCCGCAGCCCACCCATGGATCCGTTGCGGCACGCTGGTGACGGTCACGCACAGGGGCCGATCGCTGATAGTGCCGATCACTGACCGCTGCGACTGCAACAGCATCGACCTGTCAGCAGGTGCTGCCTATCGGCTTGGTGTGCCGCTGGATGGTATTGCTCGCGTGGGGATTGAATACTGATGACTGACCTATCACCCGCCGCGCAGGCTATTGTCCAGGCTTTTGACGACCGTTACGAACTGCTGGGGCCATTGGAAGACGACTGGCAGGAGCAATGCATTGCCGCCGCCTTTCGTGCCGTTGCGGATCTACCCAAGGAACTTGAGATTCCATTCAATGTGATTACAGATTGGGAAGCCATTCCTGGCACCTGCGCCAGTTTCTATGCCGCTGCTGAGTGGGGTTACAACCAGGCCTTAGCAGCGCAACGCGCGATCGCCATCGAACTGGAGAACCACCAATGACCCCAGCCCCCGACTTTCGCGCATTGTGCGCGGAGCTGCTCGAAGTTATCGAAGGCGAATATGAAGGCACTGGTTTGTGCTACGAGCTGCGGCATCGAGCTGATGCCGCCCTAGCCACCCCACCGCCGGAGCCGCCGACCGTCATGCAGATCCTTGACCTTTCGGGTGAGATCGAGGATGCCGGACTTGGCCAGATCGACCTTGTTCGTGCTGCGCTTAAGAGGTGGGGCAGTGCCTGACCTCTTTACCGCCGGCGGCCTGCGCATCGAGCGCCGCCATGACCGGTGGAATGGCACCAGCTACATGGCCTGGCGGCCACATGTCTCGATGCTGTTCACCGACACCAAGGAGCTGCTGCGCTTCATTGCATGGCCCGCCAAGACACCAACGGGTGAAGCCTTGCGCGAATGGCTCAAGGTCAAACCTGCCGAGCCGTTGCCCGAGGCACTCACAGCAGCCCCCAGCGGCTTCGGCCCTGATCCTGAGGATCCCAACTACCAGACCCGCACTGTTATCTGACATGGATTTGGTCAACCAGCCGCCGCACTACTGCCAAGGCGAGATCGAGTGCATCGATGCGATTGAAGCCGCGCTCACGCCAGAGGAGTTCCGCGGCTACTGCAAGGGGAACGCGATCAAGTACATCTGGCGCATGAATCATAAGGGCGGCAGGGAATCACTTGCCAAAGCCCGCTGGTATGTAAACCGTCTTTTTGACAAGCCATGATCCTTTCAGACTTCGAGATCGCGCAACTAATCCAAAGCGGCATGGTTGAAAACCATCTGCCAGAGCTGATCAATCCCGCCAGTCTTGACTTGAGACTCGGCAATATCATCATGATCGAATCAGCGGCCAGCCATGACATGATCCCAGTTGACATCAGTAAAAGCAGCAAAGATCAACCTTATGAGTTGGTGCCGGGGCAATTTATCCTTGCTGATACGATGGAATCATTCAACATGCCGGAAGATATTGCCGGCTTGTTTTTCCTTAAGTCAAGCCGCGCACGCGAAGGCTACGAAAACCTGCACGCTGGCTATGCCGATCCCGGCTGGCATGGTAGCACCTTAACGCTTGAACTAAAGAACAGCCGTCAGTTGCAAAGACTGCCGATATGGCCTGGCCTTAAGATTGGGCAGATGGTATTCTTCAAGATGAGTGCCATTCCTGCAACCAGCTATGCGGTTGTTGGTCATTACAATGGCCACCTATCACCAACCGCCAGTCATGTCCCCAAATGATTCTTCGCTAAGGGAATACCTGCGCGAGATTGCGCGTTATCCGCTGCTGTCGCCTGAGCAGGAAATCCAGCTTGGGCGGCAGGTAGTAAAGATGCAGCAACCTGATTGCACTGATCGTGAGCAACGGCAGGGGCGACGCGCTAGGGATAAGTTCATCCAATCAAATCTTAAGCTGGTCGTTAATATCGCCAAGAAATATGATGGCAGGCAACGCAAAGCAATGATGCTGATGGATTTGATACAGGAAGGCAATATAGGTTTAGCGCGTGCTGTTGATATGTTTGATCCCAGCAGGGGGTATCGGTTTACAACTTATGCTTATTGGTGGATTAAGCAGGCAATACATCGCGCTATTGCCAATAACGATAACATGATCCGCATACCATCATCGTTGCATGAAAAGATAATTAAAATCGTCAAGGTTCAAACTATGCTAATGCAGCAGCTTGGGCGATTACCAAGCCAGCGGGAGATTGCAGATGAATTAGGAATAACAATAGATGAAATGGTAACAGCAATCCAGCGCAACCAATCAACATCTAGCCTTGATGCAACTGGCGCTGAACTGGATCGATCAGCTATTATTGATTTTATTGCTGATGAAACCCAGTCCGGTGCGTTAGATGCAATAGAAAATAACGATGCAATTGATAAAATGTTTGAGATTTATGGTCAATACATCGACCAAACAACGCGCTACATCATTGAGTGTAGACTACATGATAAACCTACGTCATGGCTTGAATTGCAAGAAAATACTGGCTATAGTATTGCAAAGTTGCAATCAATGCACGCAAGCGGGCTTAGCAGGTTGCGACTAATGCTTGATCCAATTGTCAATTAATTGCTGCCGTTCGATTGTATGAAATTGCTGTAGCGAATACCATTCCAACCAATTAGTGCTGCCTTTACCGCGATTGCAACGTTTGCAGGCTGGTATCAGGTTAAATGTAGTTGTTGTGCCACCTTTATGGCGTGGCTTGACGTGATCTAACGTATCAGCGGAGTTACCGCAATAGGCGCAGATGAAGCACCATGCCTCAAAGATTTCTTGCCTAAACTGGTTCTTCGCACTCCGCTTCGGGATCAGTTGCGTTTCGTCGATTTGATGATCCACGCAATTCCGGGATTGGTAGGACTTGAACTGAAAGACCCAGAATGTGATCGTTTGATGCTGCTAATTCTGTTAAGCGTGCTATAAAATTATCGCTAACCTCTCCAGGATCATCATCCGTGCTTTCAATGACTATTGTGTAATCAATTTCAAGGACGTATTGCCTCATGCGATAATACACCAACCTGTTGACGGACCATCAACCATCCAACGAGGTTCCCAGTTGGCATAACTGTAGTGGAGTTTGGATCCTACGGTACTGCCGTAGGTTCCGGCGCTTAAATTCATTTCACCCCATGGATCATTGACCCAGTAGCCTTTGGCGTCATAACCGATGATGCACAGCCAGTGGCCGCCGCCGCTGGGCGCCGTGACCGGTCCGTGATGCAGGAAACCAGCGGGGACAGGCTTGCCGGCATCGATCTGCCGTTTGACTAGATCACGGTTGCCGCCAGTCTCGAAGCGGGCTTTGATGCCGTATTTGGCCAATGCCTTGATTTGCACTGATGCATCGGTGGTATCGCCAATGCTGAAGACGGTTTTGATGTAATCATCATCTGAATGGATGGCGCCTGGTTTCAGCGTCATCAGCAGCATGGCGCAACTGGAGCTAAAGCAAGTGCGATTTGCATCGCGGTAATTGTCCCGCTGCGACTGGTATGGCGTCGCCAGTGGATTTGATTGCTTGCCGGCTTGACTCCAAACGCTGAACCATGGACGGCTGCGACGCATGGCAACGTCATAGCCATTCAGCCGGATGTCCTGCTCCAGTTCTGTGATCGCCGCAAGCTGATGCGGCAGGTTTTTGTTGTTGCGAAAAAGCTGATCAAGGCTGATCGGGCTTGTATTCGTCACTTGCGACGCTTCGGGAACACAAGCGTCAGCACTTGCAGGATCAGTTGGATGTTGCTATTGGCCCGCATGGGGCTTAGAGCAATCAGCTCACTTGATGCGGCGACTCCAATTGCAATTGCAGCAGCAGTTTGGGCGTCCATCTTAGATCTGACGGTGTGCCTCTAGTTTAGCAATGCGCTGCTCTGCTGTACCAAGGCGGCCAAACAGTTCGCGTCGGTCGGTGCGCATGTCCTCGCGGATCGCTGTGAGTTCAGCGGCGATGTGCTCGACACCAGCACTAAGCTTGACGATGGCGATATTTGCTTTTTCATCCTCTTGGCTGCGTGATGCAACCCAGCGGGAGGCACTACCACCAACACCACCTAAGACCAGGCAGGCAAGACCAACGATCAGATTCTCGATCACGGTCCTGGCGGTGCATTGCGTCTTGTATCCAGTGTAGCTAATCGGTTAGGATCGGTGCGCTGATCGTAAAGCCGCGCTTGCTGTCGATTACCTCTAGGCCCTGCTGCGGGCGTTCTGGCGGAAAGCCCAGCTTCAGGCCATAGGCAGTAGGACCAATCAAGCTACCGTTTACCGTCCAGCTAGAACCATGCGTAAGCGTATGGAAGTGACCTAGGAAGGTGTGGTCTGCCCTGATACCTACATCCTGGCGATAGATGTATTTGGTGAGCGGTACTGTGATACCGCCAACACCACCGGCATATTTGATTGCATCTCCGTGCATAAACCTTAGCTTTTTGCCTAGTACATCCAGATATAGCGTATTGCCATTTGAAATGATGAACTCTACTTGCGAGTTGCCACTGTAATGACGCCGCAGACTTTGATACATCAACCATTCGTAGCTGGTTGCATGTGCATTATCAGCCTGCATCTTTATGGTTGTTCTGCCATGGTTGCCGTAGCAGCATGGAACCAGTATCTTACTGAAGCCACCATTGGCTAGCAGGTAATCAATGCCGCGAACAATGGCCTTCTCGCATTCAATGATCTGCTGCGTAGGCGATAACTCCTGCAACTGGATCTGTTCAGGATGAAGCCAATTGTCAATTAAGTCACCGCCCAGAAACACCACCATCTTGTCAATGCTGCTGGTTGATCGCAGCATGGTGATTACCTTAAGTGCATTTCTAAATAGAGCTACTGTCCGGCTGTGGAATGTATCTACGTCATAGGAATTAAGGTCATTTACCGTTTCAGGTTTTACTACGGCGCCGCAATGCCAATCAGTGCAAAGCAATACCGGCACGGCTTCATTGCGATCAATGTTGCTGGATCGTTCAATAACAGCGGGCGTTTCAATGGCCTTGATATCAAGCGCAACTGCAAGGCGTTCCTGGAGGCTCTCGACATGCGTTAGTAATCGTTCCCTTTCTGTTGATTGCGTTTTTATTTCACCGCGCAACTTGCGTATTTCAACTTGAAGATTGATTATATCGGTTGTATTTTGATTCTTGCCGTTGGGGCACATGCCCGGCTTGCAGAACAATTGCCCGCTTTCATCGCGTAGCAAATCAGCGAGCGGCAACTTCTCGCGGCACCTCCGAAAACGACGACAGGAGTAAAGCTCGCTGGATGCTTCCATGCCATTAGTTTAATTGTTCCAATGCCTTAACACGCCAGCAACAATGCAGGCATTGGTGCTGATATAACTCAGTAGGATCAGCGTTCTGATTCCCGCTATAGCGTCTGCTTCACGGTCATGGCGCCCAGCCTTCTCACCGATGGCTAGGCACCAAAGCCGCCACACCCTACGCCCAGGGGACACCAGCCGCCTTGGTAGGAGCCGCCTGCTCATCCAGTTGGGATTGGAGGGCAGCTTCGATCGCGGGGACGTCCAGCTTGTCCTGCACCCAGCCGATCACCAGCTCAGGTGTCAGGTCGGCGTATGGGATCACGTCGCCCTCAGGCTGCTCCAGGCCGATGGAGCCGTAGGCGGAGCTGCTGTAGGTGCCATCATTGGCGGCAAGGGTCCAGTGGACGGTGTAGACGATCCCGTCAGCCGTGTGGCGTTCCAGGTTGGCGATGGCCCAGGTGTAGGTGGTCATGGTGGTGTGGTGGTGGGTAGTGGCGTTGACTACGCGCCCTTGAGGGCAGCTACATCAGCCTCCAGGGTTTCGATGCGCTCCATTGCTTCTTGCAGGGCCTTTACTGCTTTCATGTAGAGCACCGAATAATTGACGCTCTTGGTGACGGTGCCAAGGTCGTTGCCTTCTGCGTCGCGGTCAGGTGATTCGCCGACTAAACCAGGCGAAACTAGTTCAACTTCTTGGGCGACAAGGCCGATCTGGGTGTGGGTCTGGCCTTCTTTGAAGTTGTAGTTACGGACCTGCAAAGCCTTCAGGTCATCCCATTGGGAGTTGGCATCAACAATGTTTTCTTTTAGCTTGATGTCGGAGATGGCACCGTAGCTGTTGTTGATGTTAACAACGTTGCCATTGCTCCAAATAATTAGTGCGTCGGTACCCGTCCCTGGGACATCGCCTCGCGTAATGCTGTGCTTAGCAACGAATACCGCAGTCGCTGTTCCGGCTGCGCTAGTTACGCCACAGAGTATTCCTTGCTGAGTTGATCCAATCTCGTGCCGACCTGAGTTAATAATGCGGAGCGCCTCCGTAGGACTAGCCGCGCCATCTGCCGTAGTGGAGAACACTAAACGGCCTGGGCTGTCAGTTGTATCCCCGGAAGTTGTCCAATCCCCATCTGCTTCTGCCCTGATTGAGGCAGCTTCAGACCATGCCGCACCGTCTGCACCTGCCCAGATTAAATATCCAAGCGCATCGCCGTTGGCTACTTCTGTATATGAACCGTCAGATGTTCCACGCGACCTGTGAATTGAGATAATTGGTGCAGCACTTGCAAAGCTTGTTCCAGTGTGCCCAATAACACTTAATCCTGGGTATGTGTTATCTCCCGAGCCGGCAACAATTACTTTTTGTGAAGAAGTCAAAAAGTTGTTAGTGGCACTAGACGTGCCAACTAAAAGGCGTCCCGAGCTGTCGATGCGGGCGCGTTCGGTGGAGTCTGTTTGAACAATAAGAGTACCCGAAGTTGCGCCTTTTACATTTAAAATTGTTGCTGCGTCGTTAGTACCTGCCGCTATAGCTGTTGATATTTCAAGCCCGCGACCGGCTACGTTTCCGAACCGGGCTTGTAACGAGTTAACGGGACCGGTTACATCTAATGTCGCAGCAGGCCCAGTAGTGCCAATCCCTACAAGGCCGCCAGAGCTGACGTGAAGTCTATTTTGACCCGCTGTTGCAAGTGCAACCGTATCAGCACCGGGTGAAAACAGGCCGGTATTGGTGTCGCCAGTGAAGAACAACGATGGCGCAGCGGCACTACCAGCAGCAAGCGAAATGTCAGACGCTAGGAACGTACCATCCAACTCGTATAGCGAAATCCACGCGCTGTTGGCGCCGTTCCGCATCTTCATCACACCAGCAGAGGTGTCCGCCCAGCTCATGTAGGCATAGGTCGTTGCCGGTGCTGATGCGTTGCTGTTCTGGCTGACGATTGCGGCCAGTGCACCGTTTATGTCGCTACGTACCGCGCTCCCGGTTCCGTTCGAGATCACATAGTCGTGAGTAGCCACAAGTTAAGCCTGTGATTGTGTTGCCATTCTACACCCCACGTCCATAACCGACTGCGGTGTAGGTGAAGTTACGGTCGATGGCCGTGCCGGCACTATTGCGGAAGGTGACCTGGAAGTTGGTGCCGGTCACGGTGCCAAGCGTGAAGTAGTCGCCTGTTGCCATGTTCTGCGCTGTGATGCCGATGCTTGGCAGGTAGGCATTGACCCCGCCGATCGCTGCTGTACCGGTAAAGAATGCCTTGTCAAAGGTTATGGTTTTGGTGCCTGCGCCACTGGCGACGGCGCCATTGCTTTGCTCAGTGCGGCGCTGGAACGTGGCATCATAGCCAAGTTCATCAATCAGAATGTTTTCTGCTGCATCACCTGATTGCAGGACAGCCTTAAATTGGAACCCTCGACCCAGGAACGTACCAGTCACAAAGGGTTGGTATTCACTCCACGTCGGTGTGCCAGATGGGTTGTCATTCGTGCGCCGTAAATACAGAACGGAGTTCACCGAGTCGTTGACGGCACCATCCCAATCAGACCAGAAGTCAACTTCGCCAGTCCGGCTATCAACCAAGTCGCTGGGAAAGAAACCACGGGTAACAAAATAACGGCTTAGGTCAATGCTATAGACCGCGCCAAGATCAAGCGTATTTGCAAAGACATAATCACCTTGCGGCCATGTAGCACCAAGAAAATCAAACGATGGGATCAGATCAAAATCAGTGATTAGATCCAACGTGCTCATCCCATGCAGCGTTAAAGCATCAAAGTCTTCGTTATAGAACACATTGGTTTTGGTGCCTTGAAATGGCGGGCTGTCCTGATCTTCACGGCGGCTTACAATTGGCAATGAGCCTAGCGTTTCCGGCAGGTCAACGATGACGCTCGTAGCATCAGTTGACTGCCTGCCGCCATCATCCTGGAACTTGACCAGGATCTCGCCTTCCAGCAGCGGCACGATTGCTTCAGTTTGCGTGCCAGACTTAGCCGGGATCAAGTCAATAGAATCGCTCCAGTCTGCCGAGCCATCAGTTTTTGAGCTGTGCCTAATCTTGATAAGGCCGCCCGTCCTAACATCAAGATCCCGCGTTTTATCCCAACGCAACCGTGCGCTGTTGGCGCTGATTGTTTCAATGCTTAGGTTTTGTACGTTACCTGGGACAGCGGTCTTGCCAACCAAGTTAAAGCTGGCCGGTGATATGACACTGGCATTGCCAAGGCTGTTTAATGCCTCGATCTGCACCTGCAATGTACCAGCCTGGAGGTTGCCAATACGCAATGACGGCGATGTAGTTTCTTCTGTAATCCAGTTGTTGTTATCTAAGCGATGCTGAACGCGGAATCCCGCGACATATTCAACCGGGCTGATCCAGCTAAGGTCGAAACCAGTCAATACGCTTTGGCCGCTTTCATAGAGAAACTCAACGCCATTGATGTCGCCAACTGGTTGTGGATGAGTGCCAAGACTTGTGATGTCACGCGGTGTGACTTGAAGGTTGCTTTCGATTGCGCTATAGATGGTCTCGTTATATGCCAGTGCGGTTACACCAAAGACGCCCGGTTCAGATTCTGAAACTGTAATGACGCGGAATGTTTGCAGCTCTACATCTGTTGTTTCGATCAACCATATTGATTGCGAATTGGGCGCTTCACTGAACGGAGGTGAGACTGTGATCACAGCGCCTGAGATGCCGAGGATCGCCCTAGTTTCAACCAATCCGGTTGGCATCATCACCTTAAGGAATGGGAAAGTGCCAGCGGTGATGCTTAAGTTTTCGGTGCTGTCGATCGTGATGATTGATGCTGTTGCACTGCTGATCCTGCCACCGCGTCGTGAGCCGGCCTTCAAGGGGTCTGCAACATTGATGACCATGCCAGGGCGCAGCACGATCCCGCTGTCGATTGAGACGGCAAAGGTGACCGTCTCCGTGAGGTTCTGCTCGCTCAGCAGCATCCACTTCCCAGCGCGAGCGGCTTGCCCTTGGCTGTAGCAACCGAGCAGCTTCACATCACGGTTGATGATGCCGTACTTAGCGATCGCCGCAGCATCCTCGACGTACTCAAACTCAACCTCGCCTAGGCCTTCATAGGTCTGGTAGCCGATGGTTGCTGTACTGGCGCGTGCCTTCTGTGATGTGCCCGAGTAGTTGAAGATACCATCAATCACGTTGGCTGCCGTGATGACGTACTGCGGATCAGATGGCTTGTCCTGGCTAACCACCAACGTGCCAGCACCGTAGTAAACAATCCCACGGAACAGCGCCGTGAACTCCTGGATGACGTTGTAAACCTCATCGCGGCTATTGAGCAGCAGGTTGCAAAGGAACCGTGGCTCCTGGGCGCCTTTGCCATCACTGACCAAAGTGTTGCAGTATTGACTGATCGTATAAAAGTCGTAACGATCAAGACTGCTGGCTGGGATAGCTGCCCCGTAGCGCGTATTGGTCAGCAGATCCCATAGGCACCAAGCTGGATCAGCGCACCATGTAGCGGCACCAAACGTACCATCCCAGACACCTGCATAGGTGACGCGGCCAAGATAGGTTGTGGTATCTACCGTGGCATTACTTGGCAACTGTACCTTGATGCCACGCACCAAGTATTTACGGGATGGGATACTACTGAATTGGCGGCTGTCAAATCGCAGGAACGATAGTGCGCTGTTGGGATAACGCAGCTTCTCGTCAATGATTTCTGTGTAGCTGTAGAAGTAAGTCTTATTCTGACTGCGTGCGCTGATTGCATCAGCCGAGATCCGCTTCAGTCGGATGTCAACCGGGAACGCACCGCTTAGCGTGAGCATGTAATCACGCTGATAGCTGTTGGTTGTCTTGCCACTGATCGTATCTGCGATTACGGTTGTAAATCCGCCGCCGTTGTATTGAACCTGGATTTCAATCTGGACGCTGTTGCCCGTGATGTCACCGTTGGTTTCAATAGTCCGGCACGCTGGCATCTGCACCGTAACGCGCACGCGATCGACATCAACATCAGTGACCGTCCTGGTAACTGCTGCCGTATATGATGCCTCTACATTGACGCCTTTCTCTAGTTCAGTTCCATTTGTGTTCGGAATGTACGCTTGCGCTTGCGTACCGTTGCGTGTGACGACTGTGTAACCAGTGAAGTTATCAGTTCCAGATGCGCTTTGAATTGGTGTCCCGTCAAGGTAGATACCCTTGGCGCCGCCTTCAATGCCTTCTATTTCGCCTTCACTGAGCAAATCCAGCACACTGCCATATTGGACTGACTGGAGCGAATCATCGGATTCCGTTGCAATATACGACTGGCCACTACCGCCGCCGCCGCCTTTACCGCCGCCGCCGCCGCCACCGCCGCCAGAACCCTGGATGTATGTCATACGAGTTGATCCACGTCAAGGCCACTGCTGATAACAGCAGATCCGATGTAGCACCGACCATAGCAAATCGGAACTGGCATCCCCTGCTGCACCGTATTGGTGATCCCAGAGAACGTAAACGACTCAAGCCGTGCCGCTTCTTTGCCGCGTTCAAAGCTGGAAAATGTTGGGGTAGGTGACAGCATCTGCGCGACGCCGCCCAGCAGAAGAAATGAACCAACTCCAAATAATGCAGCGGATCCCCATGCTGTGGCAGCACCACCAAAAACAGCCAACCCTCCGGCGCCAGCAGCACCAGCAAAAGCCGTACCGCCAAAGCTAACAAACGACAACGCAACCAATGCAATGCCAGCAATAATTTGTCCCGCACCCTCGCCAGCACCCGCGATCACGGGCGTGATGCTGAACACGTCGCGCTCACTCCATGGCAGCAGCAAGGCGCCAGCTTCAGCTTCACCGATCCGCTCCTTGCCGATCGTGACCCGATAGCCGACGCCATCCTGCTCGCTATCAATCAGCCACTTGTCCAGGCCGGGGAAGTTTGCGCACAATGCCTTGATGGCCTGAGCAGGCGTATCAGCCTCGAACTGGAAGCGGCATTGCCCTAGCCGTTTGCGTAGGGCGCCGTAGACCTTAACGACTTTCATGCCGCAAGACCATGGCAGT